CCTACTATCTTATAGGGACTTTGGTAATTTTCCCCATTTCCACCATTACCAATAGTTGACATTTCAACAGAAATTCCAATTGACATTTTCAACCAATTTTCAACCTTGAAATATTTCCAAACTATACCATTATATTTATTTCCAATTTCTAACATTTTAATCACTCCTTTACACCTGATAATCTAATTATAGACTAAAAACACCATTTTTTCAAGATAGCAAAATACACAAAAATATTAATTAAACTTTGTGCAATTTCACAACAGAAAAATTTTTAAAAAATTATTGACATTAAGCACCTAATGTGCTATAATATTAAATGTAAGGTAATCAAGGCGTACGACTTGAGAACCTACACAATATCAAATTAAAAGGAGTTTTTAAAATGGAAACAATTAATATTATTGAAAATAAGGTTGAAGTAATCAAGCAAGATTATACCTTATATAACAAAGAGGTTTTACACGCTTGTTTTATCTCTGGTGCAACTTATCAAGTACCATCTACTAACCTTATTTCAAATGGTGTAGAAGTTCAATTCACTGTACTTAAAAACACGCACAAAAGTGTAACTATTGAAGTAGTAGAAAAGTATAACGGTACTATTAACACTTCTAAAGCTGTTAAGCGTTTAAACGCTGGTGGCGTTGGTTTTTGGAAAACTATTAAAGGGGTAGAATATGCAACAGTTGAAACATTCAACGCCACTAAACTAACAAGATGGGTAAAAGGTTATATAAACCCTTTTAATTGTGAATTAGCTACTAAAGAGTTAAAAGCTGACGACGTTCAAAATGTTGCAACTGCTGAACCTGTAGCAGAAGTTGAAAAGGCTGAACCAGTTGAAAAGTCTGAACCAGTAGAGGAAATTCCAAAGGTTGAACCAGTAGCAGAAGTTGAAAACGCTGAACCAGTTGAACCATACGAAAAGCCTACCACATTAAAATTTGAGTTAAACACACCTAAAAAATATCATATTGATGGAACTTATAGGGGAACTAATTATATACCTAGGCGAATAACTTTAAATATCACACTTTATAACACAACATTGGAAAATCTTTTTGATGTATTAAATAATATTATAAGTACCTATCTTGACAAAGATATGAAAGAGAATGTTTACCAAACTTTGTTAGATATAGCAAATGATAGAAATAAAAGAAAGCTTGAAAATAATAGTGTATATCTTAGTAGTAATAATTCTTATATTGATATTTTCACTAATGAAGATATTAACGGCTATGAAGTTTATATTTCATATAAATATAAATCAAATCTTACTATAAATGACTTCTTAAAATCCTATGATGTTATTAATGAACCAGTAGAGGAAATTCCAAAGGTTGAACCAGTAGAGATTGAAAACCCTGAACCAGTACAAGAAAATTCAGTATTTCAAGAAGATTGTTTTTATGCTGGTAGTGATAAATCCGTGTATTTTGTAACTAAAAGAAGTATGAATACTATTGATATTATATCACTTACAAATGACTATCAAGGTTATAATATACCAATAGTAAATGATATATACGATAATGAATATACAAGTATATTACATTCTAATTCTATCGTTACTATTTCATCAACTGATTTCAAATATACTAAAAAGAAGTTCAAAAGAATGCTTTATGACTTTGTGAATAATGACTTTTACGGTAATGACGTATACGGCAAATATGATGAAAAAGATGTTAAACGTGTTTTAAATATGTTGTATGGCAAAATTATTGACTAGTTAAAAATTGAATAACGCTTTAAGAGTGTACATATTAAAGCGTTATTCATTAAAAGAAAAATCAGTTAAAAGGAGTTTTAAATATGTCTAGAAATTTTAAGGTGAATGGTGTATTGTATGCTGTTGTAGATAATGAAAACTATAACAAAGAATGTTTATATAATCAATGCTGTTCTAAGTATTATGCAATGTGTTTAGTTAAAGATGGCTATTCTAAATCATGGGTAAAAACTTCAGTATATGGTAATACAATTAACGAAGTCAAGGAAAGATGTAACGAAAGAGAATATATCAACCAATGGATTGATACTTTATGGTAATTATCAAAGGGGTGTTTTAAATGATTGATAAGTCAAAGATTATGAAGTATAGTCACTGTTTAATTAGAGTTATAAAAGGTTGCTACTATGCTAAACTATCACTTGCTTTAAAAATCGTGTGGAGTTTAGTCAATAGAAAAACTGGTGCTTTTCAAAGTGTTAAGGAAAAGTTAATAGCAACACTTTTAAAAGCTATTGAAACGGTTAAATATCTAGTTAATGAAGTGGCAAAAGGGAAATTATACTTATCTAGTAAATTAACCTATACTAAGTCAGATTTAAAAGTACTAGAAATGAAAGTTGTAAAGGGGGTGTTTTAATATGAAAATTCTTGTGGCTTGTGAAGAAAGTCAAGCCGTTACAAAAGAATTTAGAAAACTAGGTCATGAAGTTTATAGTTGTGACATTCAAGAGTGTTCAGGTAGTCACCCAGAATGGCACATAAACAATGATGTACTAGATTTAATCAATGGATTTTGTACCTTTAAAACTATGGACGGTACAATGCACACTATAAATCAAAAATGGGATATGATAATAGCGTTTCCACCTTGCACACACTTAGCTGTATCTGGTGCTAGGCACTTTGAAAAGAAACGTGTTGACGGTAGGCAAGAAAAGGCTATTGATTTCTTTATGACTATATACAATGCAAATTGTGATAAGATAGCTATTGAAAATCCTGTCAATATCATTTCTGGTGAGTATGTTAAAAAATATTTCCCACATTTTAGCGTGTTTTATGGTTTACCAATCAAGCCTACACAAATTATTCAACCTTATCAGTTCGGCGAACCACATAGAAAAAAGACTTGCCTATGGCTTAAAAATTTACCTGAACTTGTACCAACTAAAATTGTGAAAGTAACTGACATTAAAGAATATACTAAAAAGGACGGTTCAAAAACAACTTATTCTGATTGGTATAACAAAGGTGGAAAAGAACGTCAAAAACTACGTTCTAAAACTTTTAAAGGTGTAGCTGTTGCAATGGCTACACAATGGGGGAATTAATATGATAGTTACTATTAATGGTAAAAACTACTGTATTTTTACTAAAGATGATTGTATGGAAATCATTGATGAAAAGTTAGGTCTTGAATTTAGAAGAACATTTGAAGAACTTGAAAACCCAGTAGAATTACAAGATTATGAAGATACTATAAGAGATTTGGAAATGGAAATTGATAGTTACAGAATGGCACTTTTAGAAATTCAAAGTGAAGTTAATAATATGTTATTAAGAGAATATGGAACTAGTAAAAGAGTAACTAAAGATAAGGTTATCAGTTTTTTAAAATCTGTTTTAAATCTTATTGATAATGAACTTTAAGAGGTGTTTAATATGACTAGAGAAGAAATAGAAGATTTTAAAGAGTACTTAATCAATAAGTGTGAGTTTCACTGTAATACTTGTGATTATGGTTGCTGGAATGGTCAAGAGTTTGGCTGTATATTAGATACAGTGAAAGATATAGGCGATTTGCTTTTTGAGTTTAATTGATGAAATAATTAAAAAGGTGCTTGACAAATACCACCTAATGTGCTATAATAAAAAGCAAGGGTAATAATCCCCTTGCACTAGTTAAGGAGTGTTAAAAATGGCTTACGATTATGAACGTACTTTGAAATGGCTTGATAAAGATGATACAGTTTTGAAAGGAAATCGAAAATATGCAAGTCAACTAAAAGATTTGAAAAATTGGTATAATTCAGCAACTGGAAATAATATTACAGTAACTGAAATTCGTAACAGTGGTGAAAGTTTTCACACATGGGTACAGCGTGTAGCAAATGCACAACAGGTAGCAAGAGAGGGTTTCATAACTCAAAAGCGTGTACAGTTTTATCGCAACGTACTAGGTCAAGAGTACGGCGAAACGGAAAAAGAAAAGCAATACTATTATAATCTTGATAAAATACTATCTAATCATAGGCGTATCAAAAAGATTATGAATAAAAAATCAAAAGATGATTTAACTCAAGCAGAAAAGAGAGAAATCCTGATAGCTAACAAGGAAAACCAACTTTTACTCTTGCAACTTAACAACGATTTAGGGAAATTAGGGGGTGGATTTGGTGAAATTCTTGAAAATGAAATAGATAACTATACTTATAATCAAGGCTATGCTGATAGAATTTTCAATAGTATATATGAAAGTTTACGAAAGAAAAAGAGTAATATATCTATTGATGATATGATAGATGCTTACGGTACAGATGATGAAGATTATAATTTAGGTATGAAATTATACTTAAAAGATATAACTTCTAATGATACTAACAAAGTATCTATCAATGAAATATTGTGGGGTGGTACTGGTTCATTTAATCAAGAAAGTATAGACTTCTTAAAAGAACTAGTTTCCGAAAATGTTACTGTGTATTTTAAAGATGGTAGAAAAACTCAAGGGCACTTGTATGAATTTTTACAAGATACTATCGATACTAAAGTAATTTGGAATTTAATTCATAGCTGGGTTGGTAACGGCAAAAGTCAAAGAAATGCAAGTGATTACAACTCTATTTTAGAGGATTGTCTACATCAAGCACAAACTAAAAATGTTATTTTTTCTTGTTTATCCGATAAAATTATGGCTGAAGTAATCAGGATTGAAGTTATAAAATAAGAAAAGGAGTATGTATAATGAAAGGTGTAAAAGGTATTGAATACGGAAAGAGAATTTTCCCTCGTGTTAGTGATGATGTGTTTATAGCATTACAAGATTTAGCATATCAAAATAGAACTACAATATCAGAGTATGTAAGAGATATTCTTACTAAACACGTTAAAGAAGTTAAAGGAAAGGATACAACTAATGATTAAACTATTAATATTAAAATCAATGGTTGCTGATATGGTTGCTAGTAAAAACAACATTCAATATAGTAAGTTATGTCACTTTCTAACTAAAAAACAGTCAAGACTAGTTCTTGACTGTATCAATAATTCAACTACTGAAGAAATAGAAAGTTTTTTATTACAACTAGATAATAGCAAGTTAGATGAAAAGTTAAAAAAGATATTACTTTAAATTTAAAGAGGTATTAAGTATGATTAAGTTAGAAATGAGTTACAAAGATGATAAGTCAACTATGCAGGTTCAAGGCAAAAGTGAAGAAATATTACAAGATTTTTGCTTAGTATTTAGCGTTGTGGTTAATGAATGGTTAAAATCATGTGATAGATTAGCACCTGATGAAGAAACGGCTAATAAGCTAAAATACGATACTAAAAAATTAATGAGAGATTTTATCGAAAATCCTATTGAAAATTACAATTCAGTTGAAATTGATATATAAAATAAAAAGACTTCTAAAATATTTTAGAAGTCTTTTTGTATAGGAGGTTTGGCAATTAATCAATTACACCTTGTTTTCTTAGATAATCTTCTAATGCCTTCAAGTCTTTTTCATCAATAACGCCGTCTTGATTAACATCATATATAAATTTAGAAGTATCAATAGTAACTTTACCATATCCATTATAACCACCATTTTTAATAATCGTTGGTAAGTCACTATATAAGTAATTACTATCAACATTTCCTGTTATACCATTGATTTTGTCTTTATCTGTATATTGCCAAATTGCATAGTTACCTTGATAAGTACATTTACTGCCCCATTGTGCAACCCATGTTGTAAATCTTTCTTTTACGCTATTTGTATAGAAATTATTTAGATAATCAATATTAGCATAAAATCCACTAAAATATCCATTATTTTCAAGTACTTCACAAAATGCCCTCGTCATGTTGCTAACTAATTCTTTAGTTGCTTTTACTCCATAATGTTCTTTTACATAATCGTAACTGTCGTATTCCCAGTCGTAGTAAATTGGTAAGTCTATCTGCCCTTTATAGTCTTTAAGTAAAGATACTAGATACTTTGCCTCATGCTGTGCCTGTTGTACTGTACTTGCATAACCGAACCAATAAATACCTATGTGTAATCCAGTTGCTATTGCATTAGTTATGTTATTATAAAAGCATTTATCAATAGTTTTAAAACCATAACCAGCACGGATTATAACACCCTCTACACCTGTTTCTTTTACTTTTGCAAAGTTAATATTGCCGTTATGGTACGAAACGTCAATTAATTTCATTTGCATATAATTCACTCCTCTATTGTGGTAGCGACATTTATGTCGCTACCAAAAACATATATTATATTAGATTATTCTTTTCTAGAATATCTTTTACTTTTTCAATAAAACCTACATTTTCATATAAATAGTTATGCATTTCATCAATTGTTTTTTCATCTATCATATATGTATCACAATTTGATAATACTTCTAATTTAGTAGCTTTTTCGTACAAACTAGATAATAATAAATAATAATCAGTATCATTTTGTTTATATTGTAGCTCATCAACTATGTACTTCATAAAGTTCATATCGTTTTTTACTTCATATAGTATTTTATTATTAAATCCTAGTTTTATACTATCTGCCTTTTCCTTTTTTAAATACATAAAATTTACTCCTTATCATTTAAGTTAGATAAAACATCTTTTAGTTTTCGTGGAATAGGTACTCCACACTGCCCCACGTTTTCTGTTATGCTAATCATTTCATTTAAAATATAGTATGTGCTTGAAATAGTATATAAAATATCGCTATTAAAGTATATTTTATCCATACTCCATGCTAACACTACTATTAAAATTATTAAAAACTTTTTATATCCACCATGCCTTAATATTGATGACTTAATAGAATGTTTTTTAGTTGCTTTTATAATACCTGTTACTATATCAGCAACTATTAAAATTCCTAAAAGTTTTATTAATGCGTTATTAATTAAAAACTCTTGTATCATATATTACCCCTTTACTCAACATCATATTTGTAAATAGTTTGCGTATTCCAAATGGTTAATCCGTTGGCAAATAAATTTTTAATGTAGTTTCGTGATACACTAGATATATCACCTGTAAAGTTAATATCACCTCTTATAAAAGTATAGGTATCACGCAAATATGGAGTTATAAAACTATCTATTTCATAACCATAATAACTAAAATATTGGTCAAGTCTTTTAATATCATCATATCTATATGATACATAGCCTACATGGATTGCACGTTCTGTATCAGGTAACATTGAAATTGGACTTGAACTACCACTAGGCATAATAGTACTAGCACTTTTTCCTATTTCCCTTGCATTTTGAATAATATTAAGTCCACCATTTACAACATTAGTTCCAATATCAATAGCTGTTGATACTTTTTCATTGATTGCTTGTACCCACCAATCAGCACCTGCGTGAACTCCTGTATCTTCACTAACACTGTAATAATTTTTTAGTGAATTACCTGCTAAACCCGTTAAAGTGTGTAATCCACTAAATATTGAGTTGCTTACTAAGTTGTTAATTTCTCTAGTAGTATTATCTGCTGTTAAAGAACCACTAATACTCAAATTTATAGAAACAGCGTTATTAAAATTTGAGTAGTTACTAGCACCGTTATAGTTGTAAGGCACTATATAAAGTGTGACGTTTGGAGTGTTAGTACATAAACAATTAAAAATTATGTTGTTTTCATCAGCAAATAGTTCATAGTTATAAACGCAGATTTGGTCACCTACTTGTATACAAGGCTTGATATACTCATTACTAAAACATTTAGCGTATTTAGGAGTATAACCATCAATAGTATTTGGTTTTTGAGTTGAAACGGCTGTTTGAAAAGCTGGAACTAAGCCATTAGTAGAATTTAAGACTTTAACAGTTTCAACTTCAACATCAATAAATGTATTTAATGTAAGAGTGTAATCTGCTGTATTCTGCTTAATGAAATCAGGCACACTCCATATACCAGTTATACTTGAACTATAACCAAAATTCACAGCATTCTGATACACATTCATACATTTATCAATACTATCTAAAACATAGTAAACTACGCCATCTACACGCCCTGATAGTTCCTTTGCCGTGTGAACAGTATAAAAGATATTACTTTTAACTTTTTTCATAATATCATCTATACCGTCAATTAGTGTTGTAGGGATATCATGAGTTACACCTATTATATATGTATTTGTATATGTTATGTCCTGTCTACTTTCAAAAGTAAATTTTTCTTCACCAAATAGTAGGGGTTCAGAAATATTAGGAAATTTATCATTAAATTTTATGGGGTGTATACGTTGCACAAATGAATTTTTAAATTCAATATTCCTAAAATCAGTTGAAAACCAATCAATAGATATTGCAATTTCAACACAACTATCATTTATATAGTTAGTATCAATAATAAAAAAGTAAAATCTTTTTTGTGAACCGTTTGGGGTATAGTATCCATACCCTAAACGGTTCACAACATCAAAAGGTGCATTAACTCTTATTATATTGTCTTTTATCATTCTTGCATTTTCAATAGCAAGTACATGGATAAAAGCACCATCTATATCAATATATCTGTGCATATCGTTAATACCAAAATCCATATTTCCTAGATAAACATTAGTATTAAAAGCCATTATTTATTACCCTCATAATACCATTGTGTTAAAAGTATGTCAATAACTACTGTATCAGTAGAAGAAAGTTCACCCCGTTTATTATCACTTGCAGTATATGTTACTTCTAAGCAACTTTTATCTTGATAATTTACTAAATTAAGTTTAAGTCCATATTCAAACAACTGCACTTCACCTTGATACATTTCCTGTGTATTAATAATCAGAAATTCTGAAATAATATAACAGCGTAAGTAATGATAATTCTCAGGTAATTCAAAGTACTTAACCCAGTTTTCACTTTGAAGTAACATTTTCTGTTCTAATTCTGCACCATACTCAAGTCTTACAAGCCACTTCAAAAATTGGATATCATCAATTCTCTTATTGATAGCGTTATCACCTGCTATTCTATCTTGAATTTCTTTATTAATTTTTTCATCAGTACTATTAAAGTTATTAGTAATAGTTTCATTAATTGATGGAATAGTTGTATCTTTTATAGTATTTATTTGATTTTGTAGAAAGGCGTCATTATCTTTTCTAACTTGACTTTCAACTCTCATTTCATTATTGTGTTTATTTTCTAAGTTAGTAATCTTATCATTGATGTTAGGAATAGTTGTATCTTTTAATGTGTTTATTTGATTTTGTAGAAAATCGTCATTATCTTTTCTAACTTGACTTTCAGCTTTCATTTCATTATTGTGTTTATTTTCAAGATTATATATCTTAGACCATATGTTTTTAATGCTGTTTTCGATAGTATCTATTACACCGTCACCGTTTATATTATCAAGTCTGTTTTCTATTTCTTCTAACCAAGAACCAAGCCACGAAAATAATTTGTAGTTTGGGTTTAGTTGTGTTTTAAGTCTTTTTCTATTAAATTTACTCATAAAGCACACCTCTATTCATTCGATAAAACTGGTAAACATACAACATTACAAGGTGTTGCTGTATCACTTGCATTTATTGTTACAACAGTAGTATTATTTTCTGCATTATATGTCCATGACATTATCAAATATATACGCCACGTTGTAGTTGTATCTGATGGATATACAGAAATAGGAATATATTTACCTGTTAAAGTTGTAGTGCAAACATTACCCTGTGCACCCTCTGGAACTGTTAGTTCACTACTATAAGCAGTATAAGAATTTTGATAAGTAATTCCTGTTACAGTATGTGATTGATTTTCAAGTGTAGCAATTCTATTAGCATAATCAGTAGAACTATCTTCTAGCGTTGTAATTCTGCTATCATAAGAAGTTAATTCACTTTCAATTTGACTAACACTTTCTTTTATATCATCAATTGCATAAGCATCAATTCTTTGTGTAATATGTTCAACATCTTCAAATAGATTATTGATATTTTCTGTTATTATCTTATTTTGTACTGGATTTGTAGAAGTAGTAGAAAGTTCACTATCCACTGTAATAGTAGAACCACCCCCACCACCTTTTTTAAGCTGTTCAATATCAGTTGTATTTTGTGATACTTGAGATTTTAAACTTATAAACGTAGTTTCTAAGTTTGTCAATCTAGTTTGTAACCAAATCAAAAATTTATTATTTGGATTTGCTTTTAATGGGATTTTACTCATAAATATACTCCTTTACCATTCATTTCCACTTGTTTGATTTCTTACTCTAAGTGAACCTTTTCCTAACTCATTGTCAAAACAATCAGCAATAACATCATAAATTTTACACATAACGTCTGCTACTCTATAACCGTCTAATGATAAACCAGTATTAACGGTCAATTGTGTAACTGTACTAGCTGTATTAGTTTCTATGTTTTGAACCTTAGTTGATAAACTATCAATAGATGTTTTAATGCTATTTAATAGCTCATGATATGAGTGTAACTCTTTATTGAGTTCGTACAAGTATTCAAAAATAGTTTCTTTTTCATAATCATCTATTAAAGGCTCATTAGGATAACCAATTCTTTGATTTAACTGTCTTAACTGGTCATTTTTAAATGAACTATCCATTTTTACACACCTCTTTTAAAATTATAATTATGATATATAAAAAGCCTAGTATTTCAAAAACGTCTTTATTTTTCAAGTTTTTCAATTCTCTTTTTAAGATTGTCAATTTCTTCTTGCTGTTTTTTAACAGTTGCATTTAAAACCCCTACGCACTCTAAAAGTGTATATTGCTCAGGAAAAGCAACAGCAGGATTTTGATTTAAAATTGGATTTATTGGAAATGGGTACAACCCAGCATAGCCTAAAAACATACAAAACACCTCTTTTTAATTGTTACTTTAATTATAACATTTTATCTAATAAAAGTCAATAAAACACTTGCATTTTTATTTAATATATGATATAATTAAAATCAAGGGAATATCACTTGATAGTAGCAAGTCTAAGTGAATGTGTAACAGCGTGTTGCTATTCCCTTATCTAATAAAATAAGGAGTGAAAAATTTATGGAAGAATTAATTGAAAAAATGTCTAATGCAATTGCAAATAACGACGTTACTGGACTTGCTGAAGATTTTGTGCTACTATCTGCACAAATTAAAAACTTACAAGATGATAATTCTAATCTTAAATCACAATGTGATGATATGACTAAAACACTTGAAAAGAATAATAATGAACTAAATACAAATCGTCAACTTTTAGCTGATTTAGTTAGAAAAGTTGGTGCTGATAACTTAGTTAATCAAGCTAATACTGTACCTCAAAAGAGTACAGAAGAAATAGATTTTGATAAAATATTAAATTCTTAGAAAGGGGATTTTTAAATGGCTGTAACAAAAGCACAAGCATTAGTAGGTTCTGTTGCAAGTTTAACTAATATAGAATTTGATGCAAATTCTATTGAAAGTAACGAAACGTTGGCTTATATTGGTTCTCAAGTTTTATCTAGTGATAGAATTACTAATGACTTTTTAAGTAATATGCTTAACAAGGTGGGTACAACACTTTTAAGACAAAAAGTATTTAATAACCCTCTAAAAACTTTTAAAAAGGGTACACTACCTGCTGGTGTTATGATTGAAGATTTATTTGTCAACTATAAAGCACCTAAAGATTTTGTAGACGGTCAAAATGTACCGCTTACTGATAGTAACGGTAATAGTCAAACTTATACTATTGCTAACCCTTATGAAATTAACCCACCTGATGTAAAGGTAGTTTACTATACACAAAACAGCAGAAAAGTATTTGCTGTTACTGTTAAAGATAGTCAACTAGTTCAAGCGTTCACCTCATGGGCTGAAATGGAAAAGTTAGTAAATATGATAGTTACTAGTCTTGCAAACAACAGGGAAATTTGGGAGTTTAAACAGACAAAAGCTATGATTGGTTATGATTTTGAAAGACCAACACCAGCTATGACTACTCAAGAAGTACTTAATATTGATGAAATTAATTTCCCTACTGAATTTGTTAAAATTTGTAGAGGCTTAGCAATTAATTTAGGATTTGCAAGTGAAGATTATAACAATTTTCATAATTATGCCCTTGCAACTGGACTTAATGAAAAAGGTATTAACTCCTCACCTGTGACTACTTTTACTAATACAAGTGATATGTCCATCATACTCCGTGCTGATATTGGTGCAATGATTGAAGTTGATGTGTGGGCAACAGCATTTAACATGGATAATGCAACATTCTTATCTAAAAAGCATTATGTCCCTGATTTTGGCACTTGCGATATAGAGGTTATGGGAAGTGAACAGAATAAACATTACCATACAACTGGTAAATTAGGAAGTTTTGATACTATTGAAGATGGTACAAGATATCACTATGAACTATACGCCCTTATCTGTGATGACGCCTTTATTCAAATATGGGATAACTTAGATAAGATGAAACAAAAAGAAAATGAATTATCTTTATATTATAACTACTTCAATCATGTATGGCAAACTTACGCTTTATGTCCTTTTGCTAATGCTGTTGGACTTTACAATAAAGTTGAAGTTAGTGCTTAGTAGCTTATACGTTATTCTGCCTACATAAATATTTTATTCCATTAATTACCCTTACACCAATGTAAGGGTAAAATCTATATAAGGGGGAATGTTGAAAAATGGCACTTTTTAGTGATAATAAATTAATACAAATTCCTAAAAATCAAGAACTAGAATTTGATAGTATGTTCTTTGATGTTAATAAAATAATAGATACGTTACCTACAATGACTATGATTATAGGTGGACGTGGTATAGGTAAAACATTTTCAGCAAAAAGATATTGCATAGAGGACTTTTTAAAAACTGGTAACCAATTTATGTGGGTAAGACGTACTTCAGCACAAATTGAACCGTCACGAATTTTCGGCGATATAGTTGACTATATACCTAACACGATAAGTTATAAAGTGGGTGATACAGGTCAACTTACTACTATTTATATTGATGATAAGTTAGCAGGTTTTATGGCAAGTGTAAGCACTGGTTATAACTTAAAATCTCAATCTTTCCCAAAAGTAAACAAAATTATTTATGATGAGTTTTTAAAAACTGAAAATGAAAGACGTATAAAAAACGAACCATTTCTATTTTTAGAAATGGTTGAAAGTGTTATCAGGTTAAAGCCTGATTTAAAAATATTACTACTTGCTAACTCTACTAATCTAAATAATGACTATTTTTCATATTTTCAAATAGTCCTTGATGATATCATAGAAAATCATAATCTTATAAAAATTAATCAATCTTTAGCTGTTATAAAACTTGCTGATAATGAAGAATATATTAATAAAAAATTAAACACACCATTTGGTAAATTAATACAAAATACACCTTACTATGATTATGCTGTTAAAAATGATTGGAATACTGGATTTACTAATCGAATGTACATTGATGAAACGTTAAATCGTTACCCAACTAAAGATGATTTTTCTTTGTGCGTTGGTAATAGTTATTACTATTTCACACCCATGGATAAGTATAAATGTAAGTTATTTATATCTAAACAAGATAAGCCTAGTATTAACTGTTACACTCATATTATTGACTTTGTAGAAAAAGGGGTTAATTATATCGATTATAGAACTCTTAGAAATATGATTGATAAATATACCCCTCTTTTCTATGATAACAAAATCAAGTTTGATAGTATAAACACTTTTAATAAATTAATTAGTCTACTTTTACCTTACGATTATAATAACTATATCTAAACAAGTAATAAATCATTTGGATTATAGATACATTCAATTATTTTGACATCTTTTCCATATATATTTTGAACTATATCACCGTTATTTCTAAACTCTTTATCAATATAGTTACCTCTATCTGTTTTAAAGATAAAGTTACTATATTTCAAAATTTTTGGTGTTGGTAAGAGTTCAACGCCAGTTTCGTGCCTATGACGTTGTAAACCACATGAACTATAACCAAAGTAAAAATTATCTTTATTAAGTTTAGTTTGCTCATCTTTACTAACACCAGCACATCTTATCGTATATGGATTAAGAGGTTTGCCGTCCTTATCAAGTTTACCCTCTAAAGATTTTTCATATAGATAGTATCTTTTAGCACACAAAAATTTAGCTTGAGTTTCCCCACGATAATATTTAAAGTTTTCATCTTGATTTATTTCAATACCGTGTTCTAAATCCCATGCACCTAAGATAGTCTTATCGCACCTAATATTAATTTGTCTATCATTAATGAAAAGCATTTTATCACTTTTTCTTACTTTTAAACTATCACAAGTAAAATATAGACTATCTGTATCCATATAGTAGACAATTCCACCAGCATCTATGATATCATAGCAACCTTGCATTAAGTGAACTCTTGCACACGCTGTTATATAACACGCTATGATTAAATATAATCCATATGTTTTTTCTTCATCATAGTTAGGGTTATCTTGAGAACCAAAAACTAGTTTTCCATTTTCGATATAGATATTGTCAACCGTTTCACTCATTCTAAAAATATCCATCGCATAACGTCCATATACGCTATTCATTAAAACTTTAGATGGAGTATATAAAGCAGTACCTTTTGAATTTTGTTTAATTTCATACATTTTATCTATAAAAGCATAGAAAACACCACGCTGTGCTTTATATACGATACTTTCAAAGAAATATATATCTTTTATATCATGAGTTTGTTTAAACACCTTGAACTCATTTGCAAAAAGATATAGATATTCATTTCTTTTATCTTGATTTTCAAAAGTATCACTACTTTTAAAACGTGCATTACCCATAAAAGATTTAGTAGCAATATAAGGCAAATGATTTTCTTTAAGTTGATAAGTACATCTAAATTTATATAGTACTACTGTATTATTAGTTTCTGCTACAAAATGTTTATAGCTAACACCAGCACCAATTGGTAACTTTTCATTTTTCATTTTATCAGGATAACTAGAATTAATATCTAGACCATAAACATTTTTCACAACTGTATTTTGATATAGTTCATTACATTGTGTTATACCACCACGGTATGCTGGACGTATTTTTCTATCAAGTTCCTTAGTGAAATGTGGGAAAATTTCTTCGTTTAATTCTCTTATCATTTTGTAGTGATTTTTAACTGTAACATCATCTTTGTTAGGTTTTGCTTTTTCTTGATAGTCATTAAAAGTAGGTACAAAGAACATCTTTAAAGACCAATACAAGTTAGAACTAGCAGGAAAATGATTTTGATTGTAATATGTCCTAAAGTATATACTTTGATTACAAGCTATATTAATAATATCGTTATTGTATAGTCTTTTAACCGTTCCTATTTTCTTCATGATAACCTTGTAATTAAAATCACCAGTAAAAATATTTTTCATTGTAGTTTTATTTCCTTTTTCTAGTTCACTTCTATTAATAGTGAAAAGTAACTCTTTTTCGGTATACTTTTTATAGTAGTTATTACTATAAAAATCATATGAGTTAGTATTAGCATTAAAAACAACATGAAAAAAGTATTTAAATCTTTTTGAATTTAATTCTCTTGTATCCATCTTGTAAAAACACTCTTTTAAAAACCACACTAAAACATCATGAGTAAAAACACCGTCAATAAAAGACTGTTGACATACACTAAAAGCTGTACTTGATATAGTCATTTTTAATGTACCTACAAAACTACTAAATATTTCATAAATACAATTAACTAAAAGTACATCATTCAATGAATATTCAACTTCTTGTTTAGAAAGAATTGTACCTATTTTTCTTTGTTTTTCATAATCCCAATAAGTATCATTTTTCTTTAGTTGAATGAAAGGGAATTGTGGTTCATTGCCATTTTTGATATCGTTCTTATTAATTTTAACACATTCTTTTGATACCTCATCTAGTGAAGTCGCCCATATTTTGTAACTATCCCAGCATTGAATTATTTTCCCCTTGTAACTGTACTTAATTTCAATGATATTGCCGTTATTGGTAAGTGTAGAAAAGTATTCTTGATTATCACCATTTTCAGCATATAACTGTTCTAGTTCTTTTTCGTCTAGTTTGATTACTTCTTTAAAGTTTTGAGATAGTAAAAAGCATAGTTTAAAATATCCGTCAAAGTCGATATTATGAAAGTAAACTTTTAAAGTTTTAGAAGGTGCTATATCATAGAATAAATCAAGCATAGTTCTAAAAAGACTTTGATAATCACATATAGAAGTAGTTACATAACCAAATCTATTATTGATATCAGCAACAGAAAAAGTAATTGCATTTGCATTGTTAGGGGTTTTGTCTGTTCTAGCCGTTTCTAAGTCACATGATATAGTAGCACTTTTAAAATCAGTCTTATTATGTGATTTAGTCTTAAATTCCACTTGTAAAAGTTCGTTTTCATACTTATGTACTAAGTACCAATTTCTAACGATTTTTTCTAAAAACATTAATTACACCTCTTTAATTTGATATATTTAATTATAACATAAGAGGTGCTTTTATTCAATAGGCAAATTGAATAAAAAGCACCTCTTAAAATTATGCAATTTTGCTAATTATTAAATAGTTTCATAATCAGTATTAACTAGTTTATTCTGTTCGTAATTAGTTTCCATAAATACGTTTGAACCCTGTTCATTTAATATATTATCGTATGATACATTAGCATTAATTAAAACTTTTAGTTCTAGACCAAACTTCTTTTTTACTCTTTCACAAAATTCTTGACGTTCTGTAAGTGCTGATTGTAAATACCTACTAATTTTTTGATTATTTGCATTTACTTCATCTGTTATAAGTCTTTCTTTCTTTTCCTGTTCTACATTATTTACACCTAACACCGTTAGTATTTCCGATAACAAACTAGATTTGTATTCTTGTAATGATTGAATGTTAGCATTATCGATAGGGAGTTCTAATACTTTTATTTTATCAGCTAATGCTACACTATCATCTAAATAGATAGTATCGTTATTTTCTATCTGCTGTCTAACTATTCTATCATTTAACTTAGTATCTTTAGTAGTTTGTATAATGTAAGGTTGTTTCATCTTTTTAGATAAAAAATATAATGTAGTATCAATATTAGCTAAATTTTCAGCATACTTTACTATATCAACTATATTTGAAGTCTTTATCCTGTTATTATAGCAAAATTCAAAATCCATTACACCGAACGTATTTGAATATCTATACCCTTGACCAATAACTTTCACTGGTTCAGCATATACATTCATATCCTGTACTGATAATTGAAGTGTTAGAAATGATTGAATAGTTCTATCATAACATAGACCAGCGATACCATAACGCATTAAAGCATTTTCAAAAAATCGTACTGAACATGAATTTAAACTATCAGGGAGTTCCCATGAAAACCTATTCATACATAAATCAGTTAAATTTCTTAAATATACATTTTTCATATACTCATAATACAATTGTACATTATTTTCTACCATTTTAAAAACCCCCTTTTAATAAACACTTAGAAATAATGATTTTAAATCTTGTATTATCATATTATCTATATTAATAACCTGGTCTCTAGCTTTAACAATACTTTCTAAGTAATCAGGATTACCTACTTTGTCTTGATTAGAAAAACCTTTTATCATACCTAATGTATTATAAATATTACCAGTGTATAGGTTAGGAGTTGTAGTACTTAGTGTATGTGCATTATGTTTATCTGTACCACTTAAAGTTTCTTTTAAATTATCTGTTCTTGTATCATCTGTTGTATAATATCCTGTATCATCTGTTATAGTTGTACCACCATTTCCTTTATGATGTAATGAACTTTCTGTATTATCTTCTGTAACAGTCAAATTTTTAGCACCACTTGATACATAACCTTTGCTATTAAACACTTGATTGTTAAAAGTATCAAAGTTAGTACCACCTGTACCACTAGAAATAGGTGGTTCAGATTGTGGAGTATCTGCTGTAAGATTTGCACTTTCATTTGTGATTGTACCACTATTAGTGGTTGTATCTGTATAATCGCTATTATCTGTAACAGTTGACGTTAAAAAGTTATCACGCCTACCTTTATTATTTTGTGTACCAGTGTTATCTCTTACTTTACCGTATGTTGTACCCTCATTCAATTGTGTATCAGTTGTACTACTTCCGTGATGGTGTATAGTTCCATTATAATTTAATGTATTATTTTTAGTTGTAGTACCTTGAACATTTTCACGATATCTAACCTTGATTAACTCTTCAATTCCGATACCGTTTTTAACTAATTCAATTTTATATAATTGATTATATTTATCCATTATCACAAACAATTTAGACCTTAACGCCTGATTGAAAAGTGCAGGAGTTTCAAAACCAATTTCATTAAATCTATAATATTCCTCTATTTTACATACTAAAGTTTCCCTGTACTGTTCATCAAAAATAGGAAAATCACTAAAAGCTGTTAGGGGATAGCCACTATTTAGAAGAGTATCAAGAGTTACTGTATATTTTCCATGTACCATAAAATCACCTCTAATTATATTATATCACATAAAAATAGAAAAGGCAACGAAAAATTTTTCATTGCCTTAGTATCAAATTAAAAGGATATTATATGGTTATTCTTGAGTGTTTTCAATAGCAAGGTTACCATTAGGTAAACTCAACCCATTTACGCCCATACTTGTAAGTGTATTTTCAATAAATAAAGTAGGGTTTTCATAACATTCATATTCTTGTAAGAATGATTTGAAATCATTAACAGCATTAGAAATACCTAGAGGTTCGCCGTCAGCTACTTTCATAATATTGTTTAAATATGCTGTAACTCCTACTTCATTCATATAACTATAAGAAGTTAGTACAACACTAACATAACCGTAACAGCCGTTATAAAACTCATCAGATGTTAAGTGATTACCTTTTAAGTCTATGACATCGGGTTGATTTTTGGATTTACTTCTTAGAAGATACTTACCAGCAAACACTGGATTATCTTTTCTTTTTTCATCTAAGTCCATATCCTTTAAGGATAGATTTTCAGTGCCTAATCTTTGTAATGCACCTTGAATAACTTCTAAGCATTGAGTATCCTTTTTGTCAATAAGAATACAAGCAGAGTATTCATGATTATAAAAATCGTCCTCAATAGGTTCAAAAGGACTGGAATAGATGAAACGTCCTCTTAGAGTTACCTTTTCTTTGTTTAATAAAACTGGTATTGATTTAGCCATTTTTATTACCTCAACTTTCATTTAGTATTAATTAGTATCTTAAAAGTCGCTTAGTACCTTTTAGATTACATTTATATATTATCACATTCTGTCGATATTTGCAATAGGCAAAGTACACAAAATAATTTTTAAATATTTGTTTAAAATGACAATTGAAAAAAATTGTCGAATATGATAATATAAATGTAGTTCATACTTCATGTTGAAATAATTCATTGAACTTTGGGAAAATCCTTTTGAAGTTAATGCCACTGGTAAC